GCGTAAATTATGTAATTAACAGCCAAGTATGGGTTCATTACATTAAAGTCTTGACCTACTTGTGTATTACTTACAACACCACCTGAGAATGGAAACTTCTGTCCTGCATTAGTGCCTGTTGGTGCATCTGAAACTGTAGCATCTGCATCAATTGGATCACCTTGAACATCACGTGTTGCATAATACTGTGTTCCACTTGGACCACGTAAATCGTGTTCGTGTTCTGGTAAGTTTTCAACATTGATTGGTTTTTTATCAACACCTGCTGTACCGCCAAGTACATCGGCATTTTCGTTTGTAACTCTGTTTGCTGATCCTTGGATAGTTCCCATATTGTCCATACCAAGTGGGAATCTTCCTCTTAAATCTGGTAACGCAAATTTACCAATTGTAGGATTTGCTTTATATCTTGTTCCAATTACTCCGTGTAAATCAGTCCAATCAACAATAAAAACTTCTCTACCATCACAAGGTAACCATCCTGCTAATTCAAGTGTTTGTAATGTTGCCTCTGTTAAAGCACCTGCATAAGGTGTAATAATTCCTACAGGATTAACTGGTAATGCAGAAAATAAGTTGCTTCTTGATATTTTCTTAATACCTGTTCCGCTTCCATTTTGGTCATTAACTCTATTAATTAATAACTCGTCATCAAATCTTGATGTTGGAACATCTTGTTTATTTGTAATAAAAGTGTTATTAATACTAATATCAAATTCTTTAACAAGAGTGGTTTCTCCTGGTGCAGTATACTGACCGTCATAAATTATATCCGGTGCTGTTACATCACCTCTAACTTTAAATGTTGTTCTACTTGCAAGTTTATCTGAACTACCTGAACGCCCTGTAACTGTTCCTGTTACATTACCTACTAAGTTTGCTCTTACTGTGTTTGCATTAATTTCTGCAAATTTAAAATCTGAAGAACCTATGTTGATAGCATTTGTTGTATCTGGAAGTATAGTTCCACCAAAAGTAGTATTACCATTTACTTCTAACTGATTTCCGATTCTTGCACTCTTAGCAACACCTAACCCACCACTTGTTGTAATGGCTCCTGTTCCAACATTAACTGCTTCTGCAATTCCGTTAACAACAAGATTATTTGAAATAATTGCATTACCTGTGACATCTAATGCTTCTGCAGGCGATAAGTTATTAATACCAACTTTCTGTGTAGAATCAATTCTTAATACAGGTTGTAAATTACCTGCGTTATTAACACGCAAGTCAATGTTAGCACCTGACGTATTGTTAGAAATAATTGCATTCTGTCCTTCAATACCAATTTGAAGAGTTGCGTCACTACCAATTGAAACACCTGAGTTATTTCTAACTGTTAGTGATTGATTTGAAACCGAGGCTTTGTCACCTCTTAAAAAATTTGATGCCGCTACTGGTTCTGATTCTCCAGGAATAATTAATGCTTCTGCTTTTTCTGCAACACCATAATATTTTGAAACTCCTGAGCCTGTAATATCTGCACTGCTCATATTAAATCCAGGTTTGATTGTTGAGAAACCTGTAATAGTTGACTTAGGTGTAAAGGCACTGGTTGCGTAAATTGCAAGAACTTTACCACCTATTTCAACTTGAAGTGCAGTATAGTTAATGTTATCTGTACCAGTTAATGTAGTTGGTCTTACACCTGCCGCAAGTCCGTCACTGAATTCTGGACCAACAAGTATCCAACCCGATCCTGTAAACAAGTATAACTGTTGATTATCCGTATCTGCCCAAAGATCTCCTGCAACACTATTTGCTACATCTGGTGCAGACTCTCCACGTTTTAATCCGCCGGCTTCAATCCAGTTAGTTCCGTCATAAAGTTTAAGTAGATTAACACCAATTGAAGTATCATACCATAACTGACCTTCAATAGGTCTTGCTGGTGCATTATTGTTTGCAAAATTTTCTAATAACTGTAAAAAGTTTTGACCAATAAGTGTTCCGTAGTCAGTAGTAAATCTTCCTGGAATACTTAACGAGGTAGTAGTATCAACGGTGTTATCTTCGATAACAATACTACCTTTGTTAGTTATATCCGTGTAATTAATAGTATATGCCATTTAATTACCCCTCGTTAAAACCGGTTAATGATTGTACTCTAACTGTGTAATCAATTTGAATTAATCTATTTAAACTCTTTTGTACAGGATGGAAAATTACGTGTGTTAATAATCTACCTGTTCCTGTTGGTGAATAACTTACAAGACCTAATTCATCAAACACATATTGACTCTCTGTGCTTGTTGCTGTGTCATTTGCTTCTTGACCGTTTGGCTCACCATAATCAAGCAAACACTGTACAATAATATCTGTGTAATTTGTACCTGTTACGTGACGTGTTTCAATTTTGTTTCTGTTAGGGTCAACGTTATTGACAGACTGATCATCTACAATCTTTTTATATGTTTGATTGTATAAACTTGCATTTGTTCCTGTGCTATTTGGAGTAAGATATGTAATAATGCCTGTAGGATCAACACTTGTACCACCATTACCAAACGCCATTTCGTATACAAATCCTTGGCCTGCGTTAGCCAAAGACTCAGCAAGTGCTATACTCATATTCTCATAGTGAATAGCATTGCGTTTATCTATTAATATTTCCTTAGTTTCGGGGTCAAATATCTTAATATGCCCTTGCACTAATACTCCGTTTTTGTCTAATAAGTTGTCTGTCATTTTGTTATCCTACATTGTATTTATTTAGGTAAGTCAACCTCTTCTGCTCTTAAGAACTGTGCAATCGCATTTTCTGTCTTACCTAAGGTTTTTCCTGGTTCATTCCATACTTTACCAATTTTTCTAATAACTGTAATGCGGACACCGTCTGCTGGTGCTGTTGCTATAGTTAGTATATTAGGGAAACTGATACTAAACTCTGCTGGTGCTGTTACATCACCTTCAGGAGAATCTTGATCTACTGTTGGGTCAAATACAGGAATTGCTTGTTTTCTCAAGCGTTTTCCACCAACAAAAACTTCAAACTCGTTAACACTATTTGGTTCCCAGTCTAAGTTAAAGGTATTAGTTATACCGTCGCCGTTATATGTGTTTACTAATGTTTGATCTTGATACGGTACAGTTTGCTGGAATCCTTGGTCAAATAACTGATCTCCGATATTATGGATATCTTTAACTCCAGTACCCATTGTACCTCTGCGTAACTGTTGTAAACTGTTACCATCTTTTACCATATATTCAATACGTTCGCCATTAACAAAAAGTACACCTGGTGTATTTGTAAACTTATCAGGTACAAACATAGTAGTTGCATCGTCAACTAAAATTTCTTTATCGAACGGTTTTAAGTCTTTTGCTAATCTATAACTGTTTATGTCACCTAATCGTTTGTAAACTGTTCTATTTAACATATCTTTAAATTGTCTAAATCCAAACTTAGCAACAGTTGGACCGTCTTCAGCAAACTGAATTACTTCAATAATATCGTTTTCATTTAATGGCTGAGCCATGCGTACAAACAATCTATCATTGGTTACTTTATAGTCCACACTCGGTGTTTGTAATCTACCATTAACAATGATCCAAACATATTCTGCATCAATAGTTGGTCTTTGTAATCTAATTAATCCAGCAAGTAAATGATTGTATTCAATCTCGCCAGCACTTTCAAAGTTTAATGTAGTTCTTGTAACAATATCATAATTTTTACGATCAATTTGTTGAACATCGTGTTTACTAAAGTGTGTAACTTTGATTGGTGTATCTTCTGCAGGAATATTTGTTAGTGTTAATGTGTTTCCACTTATAGTATATTCACCGTCTGTTGTTACGTAAATTTCAAGTATGTCACCTGGTTGAGCAACGTTCTCAAAAATTTCAACACTTGAATTCGCTGGACGGAAAATAAAGTCTGATGTATAAGTTAATTGTCTGCCATTAAGTACAACAACAATATCGTCAGCACCAAGTGTACCTCCTGGCTGTTGCCAGTTACGTAATTGATATTCTACTCTATTATCAATTGTGAATTTTTCATTGTAACCTGCATTAAGAATATCATCGCCCACTTTAACAATAATATTGTGACTTGCAGGTAAACTACTAAACGGTGTTATGCTTAGTTGATATGATGCACTACTTCCATCTGCAACTAAATTATCCGTGGTAATTTCACTAAATGTCTGTGCTTCACTTGCATAAATTGCAAAGTTAATTACTGAGTTTTCTGCAGGTGGTGCACCAAAACTAATAACAACTTTATTTGCAGTATCGTATGAACTATCAGTTGTTTCTAAAATATAGTTTACCTTTTCCCCATTAACTGTAACAATACTATTAAGATCTTCTCTCCAATCAACTCTTGTTACAAACATTAATGTTGAACCATCACCTTCAAATGTGTCCATATCAAGGATCGCTTCACCATTGCCGCTCATTGTAATAATATTAATCTGTGAGTTATTTGCAGGAGCAGAATTAAATGTTAACTCTTTTGTTTTATAGTTAACGGTGTAATTGTAAACAATTACATTATCAATTTTAACAAAGATTGCTTGTTTACTTTGAGGTAACCCGTCGAACTTAAATTTATCTGTTGTGCCATCTCCGATATAAGATACACTTTCAATAATACTTCCACCAGAGCCAACTCTATCGTAAACCTTGATATCTAATGTATCAAGAATTTGTCCTGGTACAAGTTCTTCTGGTCCTTTGCTTGTAGTTTGTGTAACAAATCCGTCGCCGTCAATGTTTATATCTTCTGGATTAATACCTGTTGCAGAAGAATATGCAAGATCGCCGCCAGTAACAATAGTATCGTATGCTCTTGGGTCAGGAATAAATGATCCGTCGGAAGTATTTTTACGAATAACAATTACATCACCGCTTTGCGTAGTAACTACTTCTTCATCAAATTTAATTACTGTTGACTCAACTGAAGTTCCGTCATCAGTTAAAATAAATCCAGTTTGACCTGCGCCTGTAATACTTGGTATAATTGCATCTGGATTTGATGGACTTGTATCAAAATTAGGATCATCAATTCTTATACCGTTTTTATATACATTATAAACAATACCTTGTTCAAGTGGTTTAGCAAAGTCATAAACTTTTGTACTATCGTCACTGATTCTAAATACTTCATCTTCATAGGTATTATCATATGTGTCATAAGCAGATGTAAACCATTCATCAGCACTCCAACCAGAGCCGCCGCCAAAGTCAAAACTCTTAACTTGTACACCACCGTAATCAATACCATCAAGTAATTGTCCTAAATCATTAGCAACCATACCTGTAGTTGGATCATAGAATAAATTAATTCTATCTGCGGCTGTTAATAAACTAACATCTTTTCTGTATTCAACTGTAATAGTTTTATTATTCGCAGGAGGTGTTTCAAATGTAATAACAGCAATTTTTCTTTGATGCGATCTGCCTATGTTATCATCTATATTTTCAATAGTATATCTACTTGGTAATATTTCGTCATCACCAACTGTAACTTTTACTTTATCTGTTCGCACATCTGCTGGCCATTTTAATTTATATGTATATCTACTACCACTTCCTAAGAATGTTTCTGTTTCCTCAAGTGTGGTAATAAAGAACGTGCCAGTTACTCTATCAAATTTAACTCTAAAGTGAGTTGTACGCAAATTAGTATTGCCAATTACAGCACTAACTTTTGCTACTTTGCCGCCATCTGCAACATTACCATTAAGTATAATTTTCGGAGCACTTAGATATCCAGATCCTGGATTATCAATTTTAATTTCAGTAATCTTGCCTCCACCAACATATGCTGTTGCCTTAGCGCCGCTTCCGCCGCCGCCAACAAATTCTACCGCTGGTGCATTTTCATAACCTGATCCTGCATCAAAAATTGTAACATCTTTAATTTCAAAACTTGCATTGTCTACCCAATGTTTATAAGGATAAGAATTAATTACATCACTTGCAACTCTTAGTTCGTCATTGTAAACAATAGCATTCTGTGGTATAATCTTACCTTCTTTTTCGCTGTACGAAGCAGGTAAATCAAAGTCAGTGACCATTGTTTGAGAGTTATCTTGATTTTCGTAAGTACTTAGATACTCTCTAATTTTTGTTTTATAAGGTTTAACTTCTTTAGCATATGCTTCATAACTTTCTAAGAAGTCATTGTTAAATGTAATATCTTTTCTTAATTTGCCAATATTATGCTTTGCTTTTACAAAACTTGTTTTAAACATCCAGTCAACAAAAGACTGTTCTGATAATATATAACGCATTTGGGCAAAGAATAATTCGTTGTAATGAATTGCAAGATTATCAATAAAGATTTTATCTCTCAAAGTTTTTAGTATAATTCGCAATTCGTCAACAGGTTGTAAATCAAATGCACTATCATCGTAACCAAAACTATCATATCCTGTTAATTCATCAGCATAATCATATATTGAGTTGCTTAACTGTATTGTTGCATTTTCTCGACCTATTGTTTCGTAATTTACAGTATAGTCTACATTTCTTTGATCGTCAATTTTTCTAAGTAATAACCAACCGCCCGATCCTACAGTGTTAATTTTTACAATATCACCAAACGAATCATCTAAAGATTCTAATTCATATGTTTCGTCTATAATAAAATCTGCTTTTGTTAAATTGTTATATCCTTCTGCATACCAATCAGCATATGACCAATAAGGGGAAACATCAAATCGTTGACTTGCTACTCTATTCCAAGGTTCAAGTCCTCCAACATATTCATACAATGACCACTTGTTAGCGTAACTGCTGTCTACTGTAGTAAGAACTGTAAACTTTCTAACAATTACTAAATCATTTTGTTGGTAGTTTCTACCACTATCTATTACTGTTGCATTTACAACAGAACCTACATTATTAATTTCTAATTGAACGTCTGCGCCTTCACCAGTTCCTGTAACAAAACTTACCGTTGGAACTGTTTTGTAACCTCGACCTGGATCCGTAATATCAACTCTTAAAATTTTACCATCTTGGATTGTTGCTGATAATGTTGCTGGTCTAACTCTACCAACTGCAACAAATTGAAGTTCGTCATTAGTATCAATTTGAATATCGTATCTTCTCGATGCTAATGTTGGAATAGGATCATTGGTTTCTAAATCTGATAAATCAAAATCATCAACTAAAACATTTTTAATAAGAACACTATTTGTTCTTTCTACTAACTGTTTTAATGCTTCAACCCTATTAACAAACATTGTTTGTCTTGGACTATTCAAGATACCATAGCGTTCTTTTTCACCTAAGAATCTATCTGGTACTTCTCTACCCTGTTCATCATAACCAATTAAACTATCAAACCATTTTTTCTCAAAATCAGACTTAGGTAAACTTGTTTCTAAACCATTAGTAATAATACTGTATTGATTGTGAATATTCTTTTCTGTATTATCGATAGTCCAATACGAGAATTTAAGAATTGTGCTTAATCCTCTAATCGTACTTTCTAAGTTATGAGCAGTCCATTCGTTGTTGTTTAACAATGAAATATATTTGTAACCTTGACCTGATGGATCTCTAATTAATTCTTGTACATCTGATGCACTTATAGTTCTACCAGGCGCATCTGGAATAGTTTTTTTATTTCTTACCCAGTAATAATAATAACTTGTAAATTTCTGTGCAGGTTCGTCATAGACACGTTTAACACTATAAGCATTCATACCATATTTTGTTTTTCCACTTATACCGTTAGCAAGTCCTTCTTCTGAATCTGCTTGTGCGTCCCATTCTTCAGGAGTTAATGTCGATTCTACCCATTCATAAATTTCGATTTCTGTTCCTGGGAACAGTGAATTCATAGTATTACTAACATTAAATATATTTCCTGTATTACTATATGGATTAATAAATCTTACAGCATCAGTATCCCACCATAATTTACCAGTCATTTCACTTGCGGTAAAGTTAGTTTCGTCTTTGTTAACAGTATTAACTTCGGCAACACTATAAGTTGCAGGATCATACGATACTTTAAATGATAATTCAACTTCCGCAGGACCTGCAATTTTTCCTTGAATAGGATCAATATAATCTAAATATTCTTCAACAGTTTTAGTGTCTTTATTATAGATTGTAATACCTTTAATTTTTTGAACATCAACAAGAGGTCTTGCATTGCGTTTTCTTTCCCACAATCTTGTATTAAGTTTTACTCTATAATCTAAAACAGTTCCAGCAGAATCATTTCCGTCTCTCTTAAATTGCGGTAACGAAACATATATGTGATTATTTTTAATCAACATTGTTCTACCGAAGTAAAGTGTTTTACGATTTGCGTATTCTAACTTGTCACTGTAAACATATCTGTTTCCTAATAACTCAAATACAAATACTTCGCCTGTATCTACAAGTGTTGAACTAAATCTTGTTGTACCATTGTCAAAGACTGTTGTGCCATCATCAAAGTTTGTGTTACTAAACAAATCGCCGCCTGCAGAATGTACAACAATTCTATCATTGTCATATCTAACAACCGATCCAAACTTTTCATTTGGTAATCCTTTAGGTCCTGTCAAGTGTTGTACTTGTTCAAATTTTCCGTTTAATTGTTCATATATAAACACTGTACCTTGATTCGAATAAGCGTCTGTATAATTAGGCGCACCAACTGCAATAAATTTACCATCAGTTGAAACTGTTAACGAATCACCATAGTTTATATCTGCATATGGTGCATCAATCATTTGATCAAATACATAATGACCCAATAATGATTTTCTATAAATGATCAATTTACGTGTTGCTATCGAACTGTCAATAGCATCGCCATATTTTACAATAGTTGCTAATACATCACCAGTAAAACTAACATCAAATTGAGTTCCGAATTCGTATAAATTTTCTGTTTCAATTGCACTGTCTGTGCCAACAATAAATCCTGTATCATTTGGTAAGAATCCATTTAGGTCCACACCTGTGCTTACTTCTTCCCAATTACTTAAATTAAATAAACCTGGAATCAAATTTGTTTTTGCCTGATATACTGTGTTACCAAACTTAACATATTCGCCTTCAAAGTATGTAACTGTGCTTACAAAGTCTCCTCGATAGTTTTCATCAGCACCAAGTTTCCAACCATCGCCGGCTGTCCAGTTAAAAATTGTAATTCTTCCTGGTTGATCAAATGTAGCATTGCCTTTACTTAAAACATAAGCAGAGTAAGTATTATTTGTATGACTTACAATTTTAATATCACTACCAAGATATCTATTTGCTTCAAAATCAGGTGTAACATATACTCCTTGCAATGTAAAGAAATTACTTGCATTTCTTAGATAGATAGCAAAGGCACCTTGTTTCTGCAATCCTGATGATGTTCCGTCTTCATCAGCAGGAATATTATAAACTCTTTGCCAATCGTTGTTAGTCTTAGAAGGTGGATTTGCATCTCGTGCTATACCTTCTAATAAAATTGACTTGTAAACCCAATATTCAAATCCTTGAAGTGTACGAGTAGTACCTCTTGGAATATTTTCTCCTCTATCTATAACAACAATCCACCCTGCTGTAGAAGATTGCAAGTTAACTGTGTCAGTAGTTCCTACAAGTCTTAAAACACCTACGCCTTGTGAACCTCCAACGATGCTCATACTTGAAATAGCACCATTGTTAAGTCCTAACTTCCAAGTACCTGTTTTGTTCTTAACCCATACACGCAAATCATTAAACGTTTTTTCAATAGCGGCAACTTCTGCTGTTGCAAGAGTGTCATTATCCTGAACAATATCACCAACTACAGGAATAAACGGATTACCGTAATTTGGATTATAATCTGGATCTCCTGGTGTAGGCGAACCTCTGTCATCAAAGTTTGTTAAATTAACTTCAATCCAGCCATCCCATAAATCTGCAATAGTGTGTTCGTTATTGTTTAGATAATCATGTGTAATATTACTTCCGATTACTGCTGGATCTTGTAGTAAATTGTCTGCATTTCTATATTCATTAAAGAAGAAATTAACTTTTTCACCTACAACTAAATTCGAATCTAATGAGCGAGGTGCTCTAAACACCCATCTATCAGCAATTTCGTCGCCGTTGTCTCCTGTGTAAGTTAAACTTTCAATATAAGAAGTTACTGTTGGAGAATTAGAATCGTCTGTTATTCTTAATACATTTTCATAATAGTTAGGTGTTCTTGAAATACCTTCTTGAATTACATCTTGAATTACAAGGTATGGTTTAGTTTCAATTGTTGCTACAGACTCATAAAATAATCCAACATCAATTTTCCACCAACCACCTAATGCCGGATCATCTTGTTCAACTGCTCTTTCAAAAGCACCGATTGAAATATCTCCAACAAACAGTGTACCTTCTGATTCAAAATCACCGTTTGCATCTCTAACATAAATTAGTGTTCTATTATCTCCAGTTGTATATGCAAATGCAACAATACCTACTGCTGTTGAACTTGAAATAGTTTCTCCAACACTTGGAATTGCTTGTGTGTTGTCTACTAAAAGAATATCATCAATCTTATCAGCAATAGTATGATTACCGTCAAAGAATGCTTTTGACAGCGTTGAATTTCCATTGAATGGTGCAACACCGCTTGGATATCTTGTGTTAATATCGTTCCAGAAAAGTTCTAAAGTATCGCCCGGAGTTGTTGCAACATATGCAAGTCTTGGTGCTCTGATTAATACATGATCTGTTTGTTCTTCTTGGAATAAAAAGTTTCCTCTAAGAATGTAATAGATATTATCATAAACCTGTGTTTGTTCATCATACGTAGAAATCAAGTGTCTAATATGTGAACTAAAACTTTGGAAATCTAAACTTGGATCTGTAGGTTCAATAATATTTTTTGCTTTCCAGTATTGATTAGTATATTTTACAATTTCGTCTTTTTCATAAACTGCTGAAGAAGCAAATTGTCCTCTGTACTTTGTTTTTACATTAGAAGCATAAGGAATACCTACAAATATCCATTTGCCATCTGAACTAATTGCTGTTGAACGTCCAAAACTCTGTATATCATCAAATAAGTTAGTTGGTGCATCAAGAGATTGTGATAACACAAGATTAATGTTTTCTCCTGCTCTAAAATGAATATCAACTCTACCAGGAATAGCATTTCCGTTTCCGTCAACACTGTTAATAGGTGCAGGAGAACCTACTACAATAGATGTATTATTTGTATTTGCACTAATGCTTGTACCAAACACACGCTTGTCTGTTCCTAAACTTCCTTCAACTGTGCCGTTATAAATTTGTTGTGCTATACTGTGACTATTTGTATTTTCAACAACAGTCCATCTATCATTTTCGTCATGATCTACCCATACTCTTTCTTGTGTAGAATAATTGTCTCTTGTAATCTTACTGTTTACATCATTAAGTGTTGAAACTCTTGAACTAATAAGTTTTAAAATAAATCCATCGGCTTCCTCAGCATCTTCAACTTCGCCGGTTGTTTGGGCATAAATTACATCTAAACTCTTTCTTAAAACTTTGTAGAATCTATTTTGTTTAGGTCCTATGCCTAACACCCCAATAATATCTCCTGGTTCAACATCGGGTGCTTTTCGTGTTTTAATTTCTATCGACTTAGAACTATCACTGTTAATGATACTTTTTACTTTCATATCTGTTTCAGTTTGTCTTAGGACGTCCCAAGTTTGTTCTTTTTTGGCTACCCAAATATACTGGCCGATTTCAACTGTGTTTAGATCTAAATCTAAAATGTCGTCATAATTTGTAACCCTATAATCAATATCATCTTGGGAAACATATCCAGCAGTCTTAATATACGATTCGTCTTCGTCAATATATTTTGTAGGGAACGGCTTATGATTATACTTTGGCGGTTTGCTATAAACGTTAACCGGAGTATATCTGTATACCAAGTCTGTATCTAATGGATCAATTGTTTGAACTAATTGAAAAGGCTGTGGCGATAATCTAAACTTAGATTGATCAATTTCAAACTCTACTTCTTCAAACGATTCACTTGCTCCGTATTGTCCTACTTTAAAGGCCCAATCTTCAAAAAATTCTAAACTTGAATTTTCTGTATTAGATAATGCATCGAATAACTTTTCTAACGAATTAATTGTTCCTTTATCTTGAATGAATCCTTGATAGAATTTATATTGACTTACATCATCGTTAATAATATTTTCAAGATATGTACGTTTTTGATAACCAATTAAATGCTGTGCTAATCTTTGCTGTTCACTATCAAAATTATCAGTATCTAAATCGTAAAAATCAGCAAACTGATTTGCTTTGTAATCAAAGTTTGGAATTAATTCATTAGATGGTTTTTCATTTAGCAAGTACCAGTCGTCTTCGTTAAATGTTTGCGATCCAGGAATTTTATATTTTGCACTATAATAACGTGTTTTGTAATAAACTACGTCAGCAATTTTATAATCTGTATTTTCTTTCCAATCAACAACATTAACACTGTCAAGAGTAAATCCTGGTATGTTTACACTACCATTCCATTCTGTGCTACGATACCCAAGTACTCTAATTCTTGCTTGTCTATAACCAGGACCTGGATTATAAATTGTATCATTAAACACTGTGGTATTATCAAGCAAACATACGTGTTCTTTTTGCACTAACGGTAATTTAACAAAGTAAATTCCGTCCGCGGTATTCTTTAATGTTAAGCCAAATTCGTTTTGACTACTTCTAATAGTATTAGCAAAATCTTCTTGTAATTTTTGCCCGTCGGCTTTTAACAAGGTATAGTCATAAAAGTTGTCAAAAATATTATCAACTACTGCATAATCTCTGTTAAATTGTAAATTAACAGCACTTGGTGATAGTGTTAATAATGCGCCTGAATTCCAATTTTGTGTAGTCCAGAATAAAAATTCTCTTGCACTTAATTCCCAGTTTTCAATAGTTTCGATGTTTTTGTTAAACTTAGTAAAATTAAATCCTTGATCTTCTAAGTACTTTCCGTATCCTAACAAAAAGTCTACTACTGCTTGTGGGGTTCTAAACAATGTTCCATAATTTAATTTAGAAACATCTGTTTCAAAGTTTCTTCGTAACACTGCTTCCTTGCCGCCTTCAATCGGAAGTTCAACAAGTTTTGTAAAATTATCTTCATTAAACGTATCAAATGTTCCTGAAACTTTTACTCTAAAGAACTCATTGCCCAGTCTTACTATCTGATTTTGTTGATAGCGTTGACCTGCTTGCCATTCAAGAAATGCTTCACTGACTCCGCCAACATTAATTACTGGATCACGAGCACGTTCAATGTGTTTATAATAGTCGAAATATGGTTTAGATTTATCGTAACCTTTAATTAGATATCCTGCTGGACGTTTTTCAACAATTACTCCACTATAAGAAACAGTATCTATAGGAGAAGAAGTGTTTAAGAATAAATCATAATTTTCTTCTGGTACAAATACATTGCCTTTATTATTCGGAGTACGCGAATCTAATATTAATCTAAATTTGTCTTTTGTACTAAACCCGCCTACTTTAAAACCAAGTTGTACTTTTATATTTTTAATTTCTTCACTATATTCTTCATTAAGTTTTGTTACATCTGCATTAATGTAGTTAAAAATATAATTTACTATACCAGCAGTAGTAATTCTAACATCACTATCAGTTGTATTAGGAAAAATTAAATCTTCTAATCTAATACGTTTATTATTACCTTTATAAACTAAATCACCTGCGGCATTTCTTTCAATCCTCGAACGATCAAAACCTAATCCCATTACTTTTGCAGGTTGATGAATTAACCAAGCAGTAATATATGCAAATGGATATTCTGACCCTCTACGCCATGCTGTCTCAGTTGGTGCTTCATCACCAAATACAAAATTAGTATTTGTTTGAGGAAGAATTAATCCTTGAGCATAACCGGCCTCGTACGGACTTAAAAGGTTACCCTGGGTATTAACTGGAATAAGATTTAATAAATTTTTTCGTGCATAATTAGGGCGATATCTAATAGGTTTGTTAGGTTCTCTAACTCTCCCCTCTTGTAAATCTTCCCATAAAATTAAATTTTCTTTAGTGTAAGGTGCTGGCCCATACACTGTCTCCCACCAATCCGGTTTATCTATATAACCCAAGATTTTCCACGGAGTAGTATGCGGTGAATCTGTTCCTAAATAATCTTTGTAAATTCCTCTCCAGAAGCCAGGTAACGGATTGCCATCTGGATCTGTCATAAAACTATAGTTCCATGTAAAGGAGTTTGATCTATCGTAAAAACCTGTGTCTGTATAGTCAGGATCTCCTGCTACTGCTAACCAATCAACAAAATCAGTTATAATAATATCGTTTAAATCTTCTCTATCAAATCCCGTATCTCTTGAAGGGTGTCCGATAAAACTATCTATATCAAAAATATCTCTGTCGTATGAAACTTTAACATTATTATAGATACGTTTTTCAAGTTCTAAAATTATGTCATCTCTATAATCGCCATACGCTTTAATAATGCTACCATCATGACCTTTAATTACTGTCTGAGGTGTTTGATATGTATTATCTACAAAAATTTCTGGAATGTGCAACGGCCATAGCCCCAACTTAGTAGGAGTTGGCGGAATATACGATGCATCAGTTGATTCGTATTCATAAATGTCAACAACACTTCCAACTGTTAAATCTACTTTATCTGTAATCTGTATAAAGCCTTCGTCAGTGAAAATATAATCTCTATTGTGTAATAACTGATTGTCGTTTAAATATACATAAACTGCTTTTGCAGAAACTGTTTTTAAACTAAACGGATTAGTTAAACTATAAAACTTATTGCCTGAATCAACAACAGTAAATGAACGCTTTTTACTTGCTCCATTTCCAATCATATCAGTCCAGTAAAATGCTGTTTGTTTAGATTTTTCTGATTGCCATTTTTTAATTATTTCATCAACAAGATATCTTGCATTGCCGTCAACACCTAACTCGTTTGCAATTTGTAAAGCGGCTCTTTTAAATTTTGCATATTCTTTTCTTGCAAATCTTAGTGCTTTTACAGCATTGTAGTTTTTATTTGTAATATGATAAGACGAAAGTGTAATAGGTCCACTGTGCTGTACAAACTTTGTACCATATTCTGATAATTGACCTAAGTTACGTAAATTACTACTTCCTGGATATTTGCCTTCGAATCCTTCAACATTTTCAATAATAGTAGTTACATGATCGGCAACTTCGCCATATGTAAAATTACTAATATTATCATTTAACGGATTGTGCTCTAAGTTAATTGGAAACTCATAATATCCATTATCGTTTTTGTCTGCTTCGCTTGTACAATGAAGAATTAAATTATCATCTCTATTCAGATTTGAGTTAAATGTGACGTATGCTACACCATCTTGTCTATTAATTTCCCAATCAGTTCTACGTTCATTATTAACAAAAACTTTTACTTCTAATTCGTTTAAGTCGCCGCTTCTATTGTAAACGTCGATTGCAAAATTATTTTTTTGACCTGCAACAACGTACTGTCTAATTACTTTTTGTTTACTGTCAGAAATTGCTTTTTTCCAACCACTAACATTTTCATAAGTGTCTAAGTCAGTATATTTTCTTAATGTAGCAGTATCAGTATTTTCAGTAAAATTTTGTTGTCCTACTTGATATGTAAATTCTTCAGTTAGTAGATCAAAGTTAAAAACAATATCTCCACTGTTTTCAATGTTCCTATAACTTAAAGGAAACCCTAACTCAGAATCTACTGCACCCGAACCTTCTTTATAAGAAAATATTTTATTTCCTACAAACGAATTACTATTATAAGTATCAAAGGACGTATCTGTTGAATCGTATAGATTAAATTTAGGTGCTTGATTTGCTCTTATCTTTTCTTGTGCCTTAATCCATCTATTGCCGTTATACCAATAAATTTTACCTTGATTTTCAATACCGTTTTTAACTAAAACTGTTTCATTTTCTTGTGGTTCGGTATCAGTTTCTTCTTGTAATGCAATTTGTCTTGTGCCAAGTTGATTTATAAATGTAACTTTATAAATTCTACCATTTACTCTAATATCAGGATCTGCTGTAAATAAAATACGCTGACCTTCAATTAAATCCACTCCGTCAACATTGTACCCAATTGACCCTTCAATAATAGAAAATACATCGTTAGTTTTATCATCAATTAAATCAACATTTGATTTAAATTTACTACCAAAATTGTATAGTCTTAGTCCAGCATCAAATTCAATAATAGGCCTTTTTGCTCTTGTAGATTGATCTAAATCAAGTGAAGTACCATTGGCTTTAGCAACCGCTTCAATTGTTTCTCTATGGAACCAGCGATTATGTCGAGTCCATTGATTGCCATCAATCGCCGCACGATTAATTGTAATATAATCTTTATCCTTAGGATAATTTAATGCTTGACCAAAAGGTAACTTATCAAAGTTTTCGCTGTCAAACGGAACAAATAAATTAGCACTGTATTCACCAGTGATTTCTAAATCTGTTTTGTTTATTAACTTGATACTTTCTCCTACACCTTCAACATACCAAGTACCTTCTCCGTATTTTGCAGGTGTTACCTGTCCAAGAAATTCTACAAGCATACCGTTTGATAAATCAACATCTGTTCTTGTAGTGTAAGTTTTCTTTTGAAGTATTTCTTCTTCTACATTTATTTCAGTATTTTCTAAGATGTTATACATTAAAATCATACCACTTGTATTAACATCATTTTTACTGATATAAAATAACTTATCTGGTGCATCTAAAGGCACTGTAAACTTTAGTGTTCCTTTCTCAACAAACACTGTTGCAGATTCTACACCGTCTGTGTAAAGTGTAGAAATATTGTCGCCTTCTGTAAATCCTGTGATACCACCTTCAACCGGTTCTACTATGTATTCACCCGTGTCGTATCCATCGCTGTCATAAATTTCTGCTTCAAACTTACCAGGTGCCAACACACCTTCTACAGTTTCTGTGATAATTGCTTGTCCCGGAGTAAAGGCTCTGTTAGTTGCAAATGCGATCGGATGTCCAGGAGTATCAATTTCAAATATGTAAGTTTGACCTTTGTAAAGTTTTAAAGTAGGATTTTGTGTTAAACCTGTTGGTGTAAACTTATATGCTACATTGTCATCGTTCTCCTCCAATGATACTTTAAAAGTTGAAACTACTTCTTTAGATTGACCAAAGATAGATAATACTTGAGGACCGCTTGGTAACCAATAGTATTCTCTAAAGTTGACAAACTTGTCCCAATCAATATGCGGATTCCATGCATAATATTCTTGTGCATTTATTTTACTGTGATCTGGATTGTTATTTCCAAACGATCTTAGTTGATTGATATAGTCGTTGTAATCTTTATAAAATGTAACGTTATTAACATCATCTTTGATTACTGTTGCGGGTTCTAATTGATAATCTTCACGTTGTTTTGAAACATCGCCTACATAATTATCGTCAGCAGTAAATGCTTTTGCATTCTTTCTACCGTAATAAGAATTTAGTTTTTCGACCACACCTGGCTGAATCAACTGATCAAGTGTGCTTGTTAAAAACTTTTTGTTTGGAGAAGTTCTAAAGTAACGAGGAAGATGACTTAAACTGGTTCTCTTTTCGTTTTCACCGTCTGGACTAATTGGAAATTCGTTTTGATCGTTGTCATTTGCCATTAGTAATTACTTCCTGTAGTGTTAGAACTTGACGTTATGCCTGCATTGTCTGTTGTTGCTGTTGTAACAATAGCGCCATTTGCTTTTAATCTCGATGCTGTAATAGAATCTATAATATCTACGTCATCAACTGTTGCACTCGAAATAAAAATTTCATCACTTTCGGTTGTAATTTCATATAAACTTCCAAACACTTTATCTGTTTGCTTTGGTACTAATACAATCGTAGCAATGTCCGGTGCTAATGAATTCATTATGTATGTTGCAAGTTCAGTAAAACTAAACTTATCACCGAAGTCCCAAAACTCTAAACTAAAGAATTGATTAATTGCTGTAATAACACGTAACTTAATATCGTTGTCATTTGTAACTTGATCTGAATTCTTTACAACTTTAAAGGTTGCTTGGAGATCTGGTTCTGCTTTGTCGCCAAATAGTATTTTATATTTTACAGGATGATAAATTACTTCATCACTGATTGATTTAATTTTATTAATATTTGCACCAAAGTTTTGAAATAATTGATCTGAACTTGGTGGCAAAGGTTTTGTATTTGTTACACCTGTAAGGTATTCTCTAAACTTTTTATCATATGTAGACGTTAACAAATATGTATCAATGATATTTGTACTACTTGGATCTAATCTATTGTTTTCGTCTGCACTATGTACATATTGAAATTTAATTTTATCTCTACCTTTATATGCTTTATAATTTGTAATTAAAGACAACAATCCAGTAGTTGTGCTATATTCTTTAAATACATCATTATCTACAAAATAGAATTTTGTTCCGTTATCAAATACTGATAGCGGTCCAGTTGCTGATTCAGTTTCAAACACTTTAATATTTTCTGCTTGTGCATCTACATAGTTAAAATTTGTGGATTGATTATTTGAAACTTCTTCTTTTACGAAAACCCACTTAGTTAAAGGATTGTTTTCCGGTTCTACAAAATTTAAAAATGAGTCAGGATTGTCAATTACTCCGTCAGCATCACTGTCAAAGAAACTAATCTCAACTTTTTTACTGTTAATATATCCTTCTTCGTCGCGATATTCTTTAGTAATTTGCCAAGGATAATCAATAGTAAATGGTTGAATACTGTCTGGTTGTTTATTAATAGAAAGCAAGTTTATTTTGTCTGTAATAATTTGTCCTGTTCTACTGTCATAGATTTTATCAGTTTCGTCAAAATAGAATCTTACTTCTTTATCACTTTCAAAAATATATCTAACACCTCTGTATGTGATTGTATACTTTTCTCCGTCAGTTTCAAATAATAATAACCAACTTGAGTCTAAATTTTGATTTGAATTATCACCTGATCTACCTGTATTAAATGCATTACCAATACTTAGATTGTTATTTAAAATTACTCGCCATTCTCTATCAGCAAGGCTATATCGTAAACCAAATGTTTTATATGCAAAAATTTGATCAATCATTTGAGAAATAACATCTGTTGTCAAACTTGTTGCAAACTTGGGTTTAATTTCGCTTAATATTGCACCTGTTGGAATAACATCATTAAAAATAATAGGTCCTTGACCATCTTCGTAATTTTCAGTTCCATCATCATTAACTTGAATTACTTTTGTCCAAATAAATTTAGTAGCAAAAGGGTGATCTGCATTTCCAGACATCAACTTATTAAGATCGTTTGTCATAAAATGTTGACCTGCTGGTGCAAGAAATTTAATAAGTGCTCCGGGTTCTATGTATCTTAATGTACTTCCTGTAAATGTACCTGTAGTTAGTTTTATATCAAGTGTATCTGTTAGATATCCGCTCGAGTTATTTGTTTGTCTTGCAACTTGATTCCAAATTGCTCCTAAGTCAGCCGCCGAAGTCTTCGGAAATTCACTTAGATAAAAATTTCTAATTAATATATTTCTTAAAATAGGTTGCACTACGTTTTCAATACGACCTTCAACGTCTGTTCTCGTAATAAACGAAAAGTTCACACGCTTATCAAATACTTCTCTATAAATGGCTCCGTCATCACCATAGATATTAGTGCTTGAATATTTGCCTGTAGCATCAATTAAATCAAAATATCTACTAACACCACTCGACGTTCTATTAATACTTTTACTTTTAATAATTTCTTGGCTGATTGATCTCGGTGCTACTTGATAATCTTCACCTGTAATCATTCTATTTTGTGTATAGAATGTTGAAGGTGCATTTTCTTTAATACTTCTACTTGTTTCTGCTGAACTTGCATTATCAACTGTGTATTTTAACGAAGCAGTTATAGTCATTGTTTCTGCTGTTCCGCTTCTTGTTTCGTAAGGAACAGATATTGTAATGTTTGTAAGTTCTTCAGGTTGAATACTATATTTTCTTCCAATTGACTTTCTATAATAAACTCTGAATCTACCTTTAGGCAAATTACCAAATGTTCCGTCAGCAAATAATAAACTAATTCTATCTTCAATTCTGGTTAGAACTGTATAGATATCTCGTTGATTTTTGCTTAAACTATTATAGATTACATTGTTACCTTCAACAGCATCTACCTTAGTCCACAAATCTTGTTCATTGCCATTAGCATCAAGTTTGTATAACCATACATCTGAATTATTAATGTTTGTTGCATCAATTGCTATCGCTTGATTAGTATTAGGATTGTCAACAGTAAAAGAACCATTGTCCATTTGTCCTTGTCTAAAGTGTAGAAAATATCCTGTATTAGAACTGCCAGCACCTTTACCATCTTCTCTATATAAAAATGCTAAACTGTTTCCTGGTAATGGAGTTTCTTCAAAAATTTTGTCTACTGTAATACCTGCACTGGTTACTTCAAATACTAAATTCTTTTCACCTACATTTTTATTAAAACTATAGATAGGTAAATTAGAATTTGTTGCATTGAAACGATATTGTTCTGTAGTAATGCCGTTAATTGTATATTTTTTAACAGGACGTCCTACAATAGAGTTTTCAGGCAACGAAGCATTTAGTACTTTTCTAAATTGCTCTGACCAATCAGGATTGCTTGGATCATTCCAAATAATTGTTTGATTAGCAAGGTTAACACCGTTGCTGTCTACAATGTCTTCGGTGGTTTGAACACTTTCAAACTTTAATAAGCCATTTGCTGTTTGATTTCTCTTTGGATTGTAAGAAAGAAGTCTTGCTAAACGTAATACACTTTCTCTACGTTCTGCAAGTTCTAAATAGTTTTCACGTGCATTTAGATCAACACGGAAAGCAAGGTTTTGACCTAAATACGCAATCAAATCAATTAACGCAAGGTATTCTGAGGATTCAATGTAATCGTTGAAATCTTCTGGATAATTTTCACGCAGATAGTTGATCATTGTACGACGTAGACTATCAAAGTCGTATGACTTAAAGTCTGCGTTTTTAAATGTTTGATATACTCTCTTCCAGTCTTCTGCAAGTAGTAATCTATTTTGTCTATCTGTTGTCGACATTTGCTTTCCTCGTTATAAAGTATTTATTTGTTTCTGTTAACAGAGTACTTAATTCTTTAACCTACAAAGCCGTTGTTTTGATCAAACTGTAACTTCATTTTTTCAGAAATGTTATATGGTAGATATTGCAGTTCACACTCTATTTGTATACCACTTTCATACTGATCAACAATTACTCTATTAGCATTGATACGTGGATCGCTGTTAATAATCGTTGTTACGTTGTCTGCTATTGCTTCTTTTAGATTTTCCGTTAACGGCTCAAATAAAATGTCCCAAATAATTGTTCCAAATTCGGGATTTTCTAATTTTTCCCCTTGTCTTATATGGAAGTGATTAAGTAGGTCTTGTTTAATTAACCCAATATCATAGAGAGTGTAAGATAAATTGTCAGGATTGACTGTGCTTAAACCTCTGTAAGATTGAGCCTTTACAATAGGCTTCTGTTTTAGGTTTTCCTTGACTTTAATGTTCTTAATTGTATCTTTTTCTAAACTGCTCATATCAATATTTATATGCTGTTAAGCACCCTCTTTCTTGAATGTATCTGGTATATTATCAATGTCTGGAGCCGGTGGAATATAAACATCATTCGTTCTGTCTGTTTGTACAGTGGTGTACTGTATCGGATCCACGTTTTCGTGGTGTGCCCACGGCTCATGCTGTGGTAAGCGTTTGTGTAAGGACGCGATAGCGGTAGCGGTAGCGCCGGGAACCACGTGAGTGGACAACGAAGTTGTCTTAGCGGCCTCTGGCCCATTCATATGGATCTGTAGTGCAGTTTCAAAGTGTCCTAATCCACTGTTGATATTAGACGTTGTTCCGCTTGTGATATTAGTTGCTAAAAACGCCAGTGTTTGAATAGAGGTTTTGGTTTCTAAGTTGATGCCAAAGTTTGTAAGCAGATTAAATGTTCTACCTGCCTGCATATTGATATCTCTGTCAGCAGTAATGTTAAGATCGTTTTCAGTGTGTATACTAATAGAGTCTTTTGCATACACATCAATTTTACCATTAGAACTCATTTCAATCCATGAATTACCACTACCATGATCAATACGTATTAAGTCCTCTGTGTTATGGAAAAGAATTTGATGTCCTGTACGTGTTCTGATACGCATTAATTCGTTTGCTGGTAACTGTGGAATTCCGTCTTTTTCGCCTTTGCCTACACTTGCATATTCTTTCTTAGAATTGGTTGCGAAACCTTTTCTTAAAAATTTGTCATCACCGTCGTCCATTACAAAATGCGTTCCGCCGAGTCGGCCGAATGGAATGTCTGCTTGTGTTCCTTGAGGACCGTATTTGGCTTTTACGTAGCCAG